ATAGAACTGAGTGAATTAAAAAAACGTAAGATATTTGTCGCAACCCCTATGTATGGTGGAGTTTGTCACGGAATGTATTGTAAATCAACTGCCGACCTTGCTAAACTTGGTCAAGCATATGATGTCGATATCAAGTTTTTCTACCTATTCAACGAGTCATTAATCACTCGTGCTAGAAACTATTGTGTTGATGAGTTTATGCGTGGTGATTATACTCACCTGATGTTCATTGACTCAGACATTGGTTTTGAGCCGAATGATGTATTATCCCTTGCTGCAATGATGGATCCTGATGAGAAGGATCCTAAGAAACGTAAAGAGATTATGTGTGGTCCATATCCTAAGAAAACTATTGCTTGGGAAAAGATTAAACAAGCAGTTGATAAAGGTTTTGCTGATGATAATCCAGGAGACTTAGAAAACTTTGTTGGTGATTATGTATTCAACCCAGCAGGTGGTCAATCTGAAATCCGTTTAGACAAACCAGTGTCAGTACTTGAAGGTGGTACAGGTTTTATGATGATCCAACGTAGTGCCTTTGAGAAGTTTGGTGAAGCATATCCTGACTTCTCATACATCCCAGACCACGTAAGAACTAAACACTTTGATGGTAGTCGTGAGATCCATATGTACTTCCAGGCACTAATTGATGAGAAGTCTAAACGTTACTTGTCTGAAGACTATATGTTCTGTCAGTGGATGCGTGAGATTGGAGTTGACACATACTTAGCACCTTGGATGAAACTTCTACACACGGGTTCATATACGTTCGGTGGTTCATTAGTAGACTTGGCAGCACTAGGTGCATCTGCTACTGCTGATGCTGACCAGATTAAGAATATGAAGAAATGAGTAAGTTTAAGTACAGCGAGGATAAGATCCTAAAAGAAATGTACGAATATATTAATGCTACTTATGGCGAGCATTACTCTATGAATAATATTCAGTCTACTGAATTTATAATGGATGCTGGTCATGGGATAGGATTTACTGTTGGGAATATTATTAAGTATGCTCAACGTTATGGTAAGAAAGGAACACCCGAAGATCATAGAAAGGATTTACTTAAAGTCCTCCACTACGGAATAATGGCACTACACGTGCATGATACAAAATATAAAGCAGAAACTTTACAATCAGAAGAAAGTAAGGTATAATATAATATAAGAAACACTATACGTCTGGAATTACAGTCGGTTTTGAACATATGTTTGGCAATACAAACAGCCCTTATCAAATAAAAATAGGAGAAAATAATGAAACATAAATGATAAGGAAATAGACAATGCAAATCAGTAATCAAACAATGGAAATTTTAAAGAATTTCGCAACAGTAAACCCATCAATCGCTTTCAAAGCAGGCAATAAAATTAGAACAGTATCTGAGCAGAAGAATATTCTTGCTGAAGCAACTGTTGTTGAGGATTTCCCTAAAGACTTTGCTATCTATGAGTTGAATCAATTCTTAGGTCTAGTAAGTTTATTTGAGAATGGTGATATGGATTTCGGTGACAAGAGTGTGACATTAACCGAAGGCAGTACTAAATCTCGATACACCTATACTGACTCAAGTATGGTGACAACTCCACCTGAAAAGAATATCGATTTGCCATCTGAAGAAGTTTCATTCAGTATGAGTAAGGATGTATTTGCTCGTGTTCAAAATGCAGCAAATCAATTACAACTTCCAGAGATCGTTGTTCGTGGTGATGGTGAGACAGTTAAGTTGGTAGCAACTGATGTTAAGAACCCAACATCTAATGAATTTGCTGTGAACGTAGGTGAAGATACTCATACATTTAACTTTGTATTCAAGACTGAGAACTTCAAAATGATTGCTGGCGATTATACCGTCACTATTTCGGCGAAGGGAATTTCGCATTTCAAAGGTGATGTAGCACAATATTGGATTGCTACTGAAGCAGGTTCTAAGTACACAGCATAAGGGGAATAATATGACATTGAATGAACAAGATAAGAAAGATATTTTACACGTAATCAAAGATTGCTCTGACTCACTAACTCGTATGGAGGGTGAACGTGAATTTATTAAGGAAGCAATCATTGGTTTGAATGATAAGCATGGACTTGACAAAGCACATCTCCGTAAGGTTGTGAACATTTACTATAAGCAAAACCTAGCAGAAGTCCAAGCACAAAACACCGAAGTTGAAGATCTATATGAATCCTTAACTGGATAATATGTTCGGTTCGTCTATCGGTTAGGACTCTAGGTTTTCATCCTAGTAAGAGGGGTTCGATTCCCCTACCGAATACCAAATTTGATAGAACTTTACTTTTATGTGAATGTAGGGTATAATATAAGTATATGATGGAGAATGTGAATGGAAGACTTTTTATGGGTTGAAAAATACCGCCCAAAGACGGTTGCTGATACCGTATTACCAGCAGATCTAAAAGCAACGTTTCAACAGTTCGTTGACAATAAAAATGTACCAAACCTATTATTGACTGGATCGGCAGGTGTCGGCAAGACAACTATCGCAAAGGCAATGCTTGAAGAGATTGGTTCTGACTATATTGTTATCAACGGTTCTGATGAAGGCAGACTAATTGACACACTGAGAACTAAGATTAAAAACTTTGCTTCAAGTATGTCATTAGCAGGTGGACGTAAGTATGTCATCCTAGATGAAGCAGACTACCTTAATGCTGAGACAGTACAACCTGCTCTTAGAAACTTTATGGAGGAATACTCATCTAATTGTGGATTCATCCTAACGTGTAACTTCGTTAATAAGATTATCGCACCTCTACACTCACGTTGTTCTGTGGTTGAGTTTAAGATTGGTAATAAAGATAAACCTAAAATGGCAAGTGAATTCTTCCATCGTGTTTGTATGATTCTTGACTTTGAGAACATTGAGTATGAGGAAAAGGTTATTGCTGAGATTATCACTAAGCACTTCCCTGACAACAGACGTGTACTAAACGAACTACAACGTTACAGTGCTACTGGCAAGATTGATGCGGGGATCTTAGTCAATACTTCAGATGCTAACTTCAAGACGTTAATGGATGCCTTGAAGAATAAGGAATTCTCAACTGCTCGTAAATGGGTGGGTCAAAATATTGATGGGGATATCGCACCGTTCTTCCGTAAGTTATATGATACGATGTATGAGCATGCTGAACCTGCTAGCATTCCTCAAATCGTAGTAACGTTAGCAGACTATCAACATAAAAGTGCATTTGCTGCCGACCAAGAGATTAACACGATGGCATTATTGACTGAAATTATGGTGGACACGGATTGGAAGAAATGAAATGTGTAATATACGATTATGAAACTTTAAGCCAAAACGCATTCAATGGTGTTGTATTATCTGTTGCTGGAATTGCATATGATGAAGATCGTTTCTTAACCAACCCATACACCTACGAAGAACTACTCGATAGTTGTGAGTATGTTAAGTTTGATGTTAAAGACCAAGTTAAGTATGGTCGTAAGGTTGAGAAAGGTTCATTAGATTGGTGGAAGTCGCAGTCTAAAGATGCTCAAAAGCAATTGATGCCATCTGATAATGATGTGTCAATCTCAGAATTACTTCTGTTCCTAGAAAGACTAAACATAGCAACTGCTAAAAAGGTATTCACACGAGGTAACTCATTCGATCCAGTATTCACACGATCTATATGTGATAGTCTAGGAATAGCAGATCCGACTCCATGGTGGGTCATCAGGGACGTACGATCTTATATAGACGGTTTCACTTATGGAACGGACATTAACCACGACTTCATTCCAAAAGACTTAGTTGATAAGTTTGTTCAACACGATCCAGAACACGATGTAGCAATGGATGTGATGAGAATGCAATTCTTAATCAGGACAATATATGGCAAAGACTAATCCGTTTGACTTCACCAATTCAATCAACAGTTCTAAAAAGAATTTGATGAGGAAAACTGACAACGATGTGCTTGCTGAGAAATCATACAGTCCATTCCTAACTAACCGTGCATTGTCATATCATAATGATACAGTTGCTATTGCTAATGAGATGAACACCAGACACTCACTTGATAAACGTTTACAGTATGAATTCTTATTGAATATTGTACGTCCGAAGAAAAGATATGCTAAGTGGTCTAAGAAAGAGAAGGGTGGAGATGTTGATATTGTCAAGGAATATTTCAAGTACAATGATATCAAAGCAAGGCAAGCATTAACAATATTGACTAAGGAACAGATTGTAGAGATTAGACAGAAGTTGGAGAAGGGTGGTAAAGGTTAATTATTATAAATATTCTAAATAATCAATTAATTATGAGATCCAAATGATAGATACAATGATAGAAGTCACAATTGCGAAAGAAGATGACTTCTTAAAGATTAGAGAAACACTTACTCGCATAGGTGTGTCATCTCAAAAGAATAAAACCATATACCAATCCTGCCATATTCTACATAAGAAAGGTAAGTATTACATCACACACTTCAAAGAGTTGTTTGCCTTAGATGGCAAACCAAGCAACTTCGGTGATGAAGATAAAGGTCGTAGAAATACAATTTCCAATCTTCTAGCAGAATGGGGTTTGGTAACTCTTGTTGATAATGAGAAGAGCAAAGATCCAGTTGCTCCTCTGAGTCAAATCAA